TCCTTGTTTAATTATTAAGTCACATATTCTTGAAGGAACAGCAGATTTAAAATACCAACAGTAATTAGACACGTTCATAAGTTATAGTCTGTATAAAGTTTAAAGAATTTTTTTGATTGTTTTCAATAGAATAAGTATTAGTAGATGGAAACATAACAAACATATTTTTTTTAAGGTCTATATTCCAAACTTTTTCTTTATTTTTATTATCGTCAAAATTTATTTTAACTTTACAATCTAATGTATTTATTCCATATAATAAAACTAAGTCAGCAGAATCAGCTAAATTCATAGGATCTACATGACTCAATGTTTGGGTTTTTTCATTTGGAATATAAGCATTAGCCCAAGAGTCTTTATTTTCTAAAGACAAATTATATTTAATTCTAATATGCTCTCTTACATAAGTAGTTAATTTATCCCAATCTCTACAGAAAGAAAAATCTTTTTCGTGATATAAAGAATCAAAAAGTTGCTTACAAAGATTTAAAGCGTTGATCTCCCAACCTTCTGGCATTTTTACATCACCATAATATATAACCTGTTCACTTAATACTTTCTTATGCATATCTTTTTATATGTTTAATAAAGATATAAATTATGCTAGTTTATTTGTCAAGTCCCAAGACTGATTAGCTTCATTCCAATCGTAAACCCATACATGAGTTTCTGCATCATTTTGTGATTGTTGTCCTGCAGTTAATGTCGGTCTTTCTCCTATCGGAGAAACCCATTTTGCATTTGGTATGTCTTTAACCCACGAAGGAAAATCTTTTAGTGGCCAAAAAATTTGATTACCTAAATCCCATTCAAAACCTATAGCTGCATAGTTTCCTCTTAATGGAGTGCCACCTAATAAATGTTGATTCTTCCAAGTATTATAAGAAGTTTGAATCCAAAGATTTGCAGGCCAATTACTGTGTGTTTCTAAATATTGTTGTCCAGCTTCTTCAGTTAAAGCATCTTTATCATCAAGACGCAATACATTTAAAACTATATTTTCTTCTGAAATTTTTGCAAAATGTGCCATAATTATCCTTTAAACTGATATCGTATTACTACTACACCACTTCCTCCCTGAGTATTTTGTCCAGTGTTAGCTCTTTTAGCTCCACCGCCTCCAGTGTTATCAACTCCTTTAGCTTCCGGTGCAGGTCTGTTTTCAGTAGAAGACTGTCCTCCACCACCTAATCCGCCACCTGTTCCTGTTGGTGTGCTTCCTGCTCCACCACCAGCAAAATAAAAACCAGCAGGTGCAGATACTCCTACCGATGCTCCACATAATGAAGCTGTAGGATAATATAATCCGTCACCACCATTTCTAGTTCCAGATGGATAATTGTCTCCAGCTTCCGCTGCTCCGCCTCCGCCTCCGCCTTGAGCCGTTCCGGGGCCACCGTTTCCACCTGCATTACCTTCTGGTAAAGGAAAACCTCCAGCGTTTCCTGAACCTCCAGTTCCAATAACTCCGCCTCCACCAGATCCACCTGGTCGACCGTTCATAGTTTGAAAAACTGCAGCTCCACCACCACCTGTTGAAGCAATAGGGCCTAAAGTTGAATTACTTCCTGGAGAACTTTCTGCGTTATCACTATCAGATCCTGCTCCACCACCACCTATTGAAATAGGGTAGCCTGTGCATGCTGAAACTGGAAAACCTGTAGATGCTGCGTTTGTAAGAGAGTCAGTAATAAATTCGTTAGAATATCTAAATCCGCCAGCTCCTCCGCCGCCACCGGTTCGAGATCCTCCGCCGCCACCGGCAACGACAATATAATCAACGTTTCCAGGTTGACATGAAGGAACGCATGATACGCTAAAAGTACCACCGCCTGTAAATACGTGAACTTTAAAATTACCTACTTCAGTTATTGTTCCACCTGTTGCAACTATAGGGTTTGCAAAAGTAGGTCCTCCAGAACCAAATCCTAAGACTTGATAACCAAAAGATTTACCTTTTGAATTTTGTATATTTGATGAATTCTTACCAGACCCTGCTCCAAATGACCCTATCGTAGAAAAAATAGTTTTTACATCCTTCATTTATTAGTTCCTTATGCGTCGTTAGCCGCGTCAGTAGTAAAGAATAGTTTGATACCTAAGACTCTACATTCACCAGTAAAAGTATCACTACCGTCTGCTGCGTCTCTATATAGTTGAAAGTAAGTTTGTTCGCCTGCTGCAGGAGAACCCGCAACTGTCATAGCACTACTTTCACTTGTAATTTGTTGGTCTTCAACTGTTCCTATACCTGCGTCTGTAACTTCTATTGCTGTTCCGTATGCAACGTCGATAGTATCACCATCGGCACATGCAACACCTTGCACACCAAAAATAGCATTACCAGTATTGGTTGTGCTTGGAGACCAATAAACTTGATAAGTTAAAGTTCCTTCGTTCCATGATTTAGGCATAGCAATTGTAAATTGTGTATATTGTTTTGTACTAGCATCAAAATCAAATACTTTTAAATCTGGTCTTATAGCTGTTGTTTCTACTTGAGCTGCATCTGCAGGGTTAGTAGTTGGTCCATACATAGCTGCAGCTGGAATCCATATAGTTTCTTTACCAGCAATTTTTATAGCTGAACCGCCACCTTGTAAAGTACCTGTTCCTTTTGGAACAAGGTTAAGACTTACGTTAGTTTCACCAGAAGCCGTAATACTAGGTGCATTACCTGTAGCAGCATTTGCTAATGTAATTTCATTAACAGCTGAACTTGTTGCAGTAAGATTAATTAATTCATTTCCATTTGTATCTGAAATTTTTGTACCTATTGCAGGGCTAGTTAAAGTTTTGTTTGTTAAAGTTTGTGTTCCAGTAAGAGTTACATCACCGTCACCAAAAGCCATAGTATATATGTCAGGGTTAGTTCCATCATTTGCAGTAGCAAATACTACTTGATCACCTTTATCTGTTGCTGCAAAAGTAAATGTATCTCCTGAACCACTAGCATATTTAAACTGTACTGTGTAAGCACCTGATGTTGAATTTCTTAAAAAATAAAATGTTTGTGCATCTAATGGAATTGTTACAATTTGGTTTCCAGTAATAGAACCAGTAAACTCAATCATTCTGTGAGACATAACTGCTCCAGTTGATCCATCAGAAACTGAAAGAGCTGTAGTTTGTGCTCCACCTGCTATAGATTGTGCAGAAAAACCGCCTGAAATTTGTTCAATTATGTTTAAGTTGGTGTTAGTTTTTGTTCCCCATGTACCGGCGTTTTCACCAGTTGCCATTAGTTCTACACCGAGAGCCGTATAAGTTGATGCCATAATTTTGTACTCCTAATTAATATCTTTTTTTAATTTGTTTTATACTCATTGTCAATCATTTACTGCAGTATAATTTGCAGTTTG